ACGAGGGAAGGTTCGCAGACATCCTCATTCCTTCTTTGGCTGCTGTTCATAACGCTATGTCTGGCTACAAGAGGAATTATAAGAAGAGAATAATTGAAAAATAAACTTTGACGAAAAATAATCTAAATATAATCTTTCTTATACTTGTATATCATGAAACACTCTATCGCAATCAAAGACCTCATCTACTTCGGGGCTGTGGCCGAGGCATACAAAATGGACTCCGCTAAGCTGCTGTGGTCGTGGCAGTTTCCCTGCGGTTGTGTCGGCAACCTTGAGAATCCCACGCACAAATACGACGACTGCCCCAAAGGAGATGACCTTTTTTGGAGTGAGAGGTTCACGGAGTTGGGACGTACCATCAAAATGCCGTTGCAACAAGACGAGATTTTAGAAGTCAAATGCAGTATTAAAGTTCGCGACGTCGAGAGCGAAAAGCTACAAAAGCTGGTAGAGGAAGCAGAGGAATTGTTAGGCGAAACCGGTATGGAATATTACGACATTTTCATTAGGCGTCTCCAACGTGAGCAGGAAACTGAACGATTGTCGGTTCTGGAACAGCACTCATTCTACAGCCGTGCTAAGGACTGGTATTTGGAAAACAACTTGTCGCCTATCCATTATGAGGAAGTCAAAATCAACGTGTGTATGAAATATTTAGCCGAAAAAATGTTGGCTTCTTTGGCAGATAAGGAGGAAACGGTTATAGATGCCATCTGGACCCCTAATTGCACAGAAACGGAGGAATTGCTGTTTTCGGAGCACGTATCTAAAATCGGGGAAATTGATCACGTGACCTCCTGCGACGAGCCTATAAAAGCAGCCGACAAGTAAGTTGAGCAGCACCGGAACCGGCAACGTAGGGGGGTCATGGCGACCATAGTGGAACTGGGAGATTTTGAATCGGATGATACTCCGTCAGTTGGTCCTCAAAGAATTCAGTCGGCAGGATGGGTCCCTTCGCCGTCCCCTCACTCCAGTCGTGGACCTCATCCTATCGGTGATGAAGAAGCCGCACGATTCCAATTCACGTTCCCCAATGACGGGATGAGCGATGCGCAACGTCAAGCCAGCGAAATTCACCGCCATTCTTTAGTCGTCGTTCTTTACAACATGCTCAAAACCAAGAACACTTTCGACGTCAGCACCATTGCTCACAACAACCTAGAAACGCTTGTTGTGACCTATCAGAGAGAAGGTTCATTGTGGTCTTTTTTGATGCAAGCGGCGTATTGGGGCAACGAAGGCATCGTCCGTTGGCTCTTTACCCACAACGCCGACCCATTTGTTCGCAACGCCAGCAATCAAACTGCCCTTGATGTTGCCGTATCTGAGCGCCATGATACAGTTGCCGAAATCATTCGCACGAAGATGAAAGAACTCAACTACACGTCGCATCTCGTCCGGAAAGACCCTGCCACTGTCTCCAAACCTCAAACAATCCCTTCACCTAGACGCAACTAATTCGCTGCAGGGACGGCGGCCGTTACGATTTCGTCTGCATTTAAGCCGGTATGTTTTTCTGCGTTTTTCATTCGTTCGTAATACGAGTCCAGTGTCCCGCCCCCATAAATTTCCCGAATGAAGTTCACGCTGTGCCTTCCGCACGTTGCGACGTCTGGTGATTCCGCTTGGTAGTCCACCGGGTTGTAGTGAATTGGCCCCCTATACGTTGCCAGTAAATCCGAGATTGACTTGTCTCCGCCATGCAGCACACGCGAGCGACTGAACTGAGCATACTCTAACTGTTTGTCGGGCATTTCGCCATACGGATCAAAGAAATACAGTCCGTGCTTATTCCGTGCCAAAGCGCACCAGTGGCCGTCTTTGGGTTGATTTTCATAAAGCACGATGGCTGCGCTTGGTTCTTTAGGCAATAGGGCCTGCAAATTTGGAAACTTGTTGAGCGACTTGTAGCGCACAATTTTGACGTCTCGTGGTAAACTCTCTTTCAATTCCAAATCATCCATAGGGCGAGATATAAGTTGGGCTACATTTGACGGCAAACCACGACCAATTGTGCGTAATGACCTAAACAACGGCATGAATTTCACTATTCTGGGCATCTGTCTTATAATAAAATCCAGTAAAAAATATTTAATACATAATCATTATACTACATATATCGAAAAACACGAATGTCTTTTAATTTTGAGAAGATTGGGAAGCCGCTATGCATTATTCAAGAGAAGAAGCCGGGCGCCGCTGGACCTTTAAAAGACAAGATGATTTACCTCGCCACGGGAGACGAGAAAGAGGAACCAAAACACCCCTTTTCTTTTTGGAAGTTTGAAAACGGCGTCAATCTACAGCAGGTGCCCAATACCACCAGCGAGCGTGAGATTCTTTACATTACGGGTGCATCCGGTAGTGGAAAGAGTACGTATACACGTCTCTACTGCGAACAATACAAAAAAAAGTTCCCAAAGAACCCTATAATTTTGTTTTCCAGCTTGCCGGAAGACGAAAGTTTAGATTCGGTCAAACCCCAACGATTTACGATTGATGACCGGCTTATTGAAGAACCCATAACAACCGACAACTTGGGGGTCTTTCAAGACTCTTGCGTCATCTTTGACGATATTGACGTCCTCACAAACAAGAAGCACCGACAAGCGGTTATGGACATTGCTAATGGTGTGCTGGAAATCGGGCGCCATTTTAATATCACAGCGATTTTTACAAATCACTTGCCGACCAATAAGGGCGATACTCGGCGAGTTCTCAACGAAAGCCACGCTGTGGTGTATTTTCCACACTCTGGATCTATGAGGGGCACCCGCTACTTATTGGAACAGTATGTCGGTTTAGATAAGGACATGATTAGCAAGATTAAGAAGATGCCTACGAGGTGGTGCTGTGTGTTTAAAAACTACCCACAAGCGGTTATGACTCAAAGGCGTATTATGCTTGCAAGTATGATGGACGAAGAAGACGGAAAAGCAGTAGATAGTGATGGGTCGACGGAGGGTGAAGAGGAAGAGGAAGAAAGAGGAAGAAAGAAGCGGTGATGCCAAGATTCAGATTTGCAAACTCTTGGCCAAAGATGAAAATCATGGTTACATGGTTACATGGTTACTTCTATATGTAACCATGTAACCATCCCTCTTTTTTCTCGAGCGCGTTAATATATTAGAATATTACTGTAATACCCTATTATTTTTAAACAATACCCCTAAGAAGTAACCAAGTAACCATGTAACCATCAATTTGAGGTTTGGAAAAGAGTTTCCAAATCTCAAACTTCGCGAATTTGACCATATGTGGTCACATGTCAATACTTGGGCTTATAATACCCCATATTTTTCAGTTTGTTTTCCATACCATAAATCTTAGGCAAACCCTTGTTTCCAGACAAAATCGGCATGTGTGCGTTTTCGGTCATCATTAGTTCTGTTTTACTTTGCATCGGTGCCGCACGTCCATACATACCGAACCCTTCGTTCCCCATGTCGTCGAAACCTTGGTAAGATTCTTTGGGCAACTTGCGGGGACGTGGACGCGCTGAACCAACATTTCGTTTGGGACGAGGCGTTTTTGGTTCTTCCATGATGCTTTCCATAGGTCCGGTGTAGTCAGTTTTTTTTTTAGATTTACCCACCATCCGGCATGTTCCAGACCCACTTATTCCTGCTCCCATAAGATCCTTCACTTTATCAAAGTCACTAGAAAGAACGTCAGCAAGGTCATTAATTAAAATCAGTTTCTTTTTACCAGTACCCTTTCTCTTTTCAACCGGCAACCTTTGATTTATGTCTTTCATTAATGCTTGGAATTCATCGGCACTTAAACCGGTTTGATTTGTATCCCTTAAAATTGCTACGATTTCATCTGCTGATTTGCCTTTTAAGAGTTGCCCCTTAGTTAATTGACCATTATCAGCAAGTTTGTGAATCAAACCTGCTTCTTTGCCGGCAAATTTTGCAACGGCAGCTGATGTTGGTGATTGTTGTGGCTGCGCTTGCGCTGCAGGACTTCGTTGCGCTGGTTTGGTTCCAAATGCTGCTGCTGCTGGTGATTGCGGAGAAGGCGCATCAGAAGCGCTGGCTTGTCTTGCTGGATTTCTTGGAGTAGGTAGTTGTTGGACTCGTAACCCTGCTCTATATTCTGTTAATTGTGTAATGATAGAACGCACTAATTTCTTAGCTTGCTTTTGATTTCCTCTAAAAAAGAAATCGCCAATTCTATCAGTGATGGTAGGGTTTAATTTATTCACATCATCACCTACAATGTTTTGTTGTGTGTCGGTTTCAATCCTACTGATGTCAGCAGTTAATGCGTCCATAATACTTCTTTGTTCTCTTTGAAAGTCGTTATTTTGTGGTCCAGAAATTTGGTCATCTTCTACGTATGGAATTATATGATTGATTACGATTGGGTCAATATTACCGGTGGGTGCGTCCGTTGGTTGCATAGCGGGCGAAGCAGGTGACATTTGTTGTTGTGGTGAAGCAGCAGCAGGTGACATAGGGACTTGCTGAATAGGAGACGACTGTAACCAACTAGGAGTTCCCGCTCTGCTTAAATTTACTGGCTGAATTGCGGCGCTTCTTGCACTAGGCGGACCTTGAGAGGCAGAACGTTGTGAAAAATCCGTTGCGGGAGTTTGAGTTTGAGAAAAACTCCTTGACGTTGATGCTGTGCCCGGACTTGACATTGGAGTTTGAGTCGTGTCAGCAATTTCACTTGAGGTCAAATCTGTCATAGTTGACGATGTTGATGAGTTTGCAGAAGTTGCAGCAGAAGACGCTGGTGTTCCTTTTATAGACACGTCAATTCCAACACTTTGTGCGCCATATTTGACCGGCAAATACCATGCGTTTTCTATTTGATTAATGATACTTTCTTGTCCTTCTGAAAATAGCACGGATGAATTAATCACCAATTGACCAACATCTTTACCTTGAAGTCTCGCGGCAATACCTACTTGAAGTTTGTTTAACGGTTCCAGTAGTTGATTGCTGATCATTTGTTTCAACTGGTTTGTATCTTCGTCGCTAAGAAGAGATTGATTAGGTCCGGTCAAATATGGGTTTACAGCACGCACTAATTCATTCCACGTTTCTGAAATTTTTGACAAATTTAACCGATTGGGAATAAACATTAATTTATCATTGTCCAATGTTGACTGGGCATCGTTGACGGCGTTAAGAACCGCTTGAATCTTTTGACTGACGTCAGCAACCATGACTTTCAGTTTCAACGATGGTTCAACTACAGAGTTGCCGTAGGCTGCCACTTGTGCAAAATATTTGTTGCGCACTTTCAAATTTGCCAGCAGGTCCTCATCACGAGCTTCTTTGATGCGTTTGTTTCGAAATCCTGCTAGAGAATGGTCCACACCAAAAAAGGCGCCACCACGTAATGCTAAGGGTTGAAACATAATATTAATATATACAGTATATGTTGTATATTTTAATACGATTTCGTTCTATTACATTTTTTTTCTTCACGCATACGCTCCGAAAAACTGATGTATGTTTTTGGGCTGAAAAAAATCGTTTGCGGAATAAGCGCCACCCTTTAAAGCTTTACTGGCTTCGCCCAGAGACATACCCTTTTCTTTCATCAGTTTTGCAACCATAGCACCACGTGCCGCACGGGCACCGCCAGAACCGATGGACACCCTGCTTTGCATGGACGGTATGATTGAACCAGAGTTTGAGGCGTAATTGGTTGTGTTGGCCATAGCACGGCCACCCCGTTTAGCCGCCGCCATTTTGCATTTGTTTTGATAAGATTTACCAGTTTCTGGGTCGGTGACCGGATCCATATGCTGAGGACACATCATTCCGGCAGTCATGCCGCCGCCAACGCCAGATGGCAGTTGATTGACGGGAATCAAATTTCGCCCCATTTGCTGTAGAGATACTGGCTGTTCAGCGCCACCTCGATATTTTTGGGTTCCACGGCACGTTGCTGCTGGAAAAGAACAATTGGGTTTAGGGGTTGTTCGCCTGCCACTACGCAATGTAGCTCCACCGCTGGCACCGCCGCACATGCCCGGCTGCTGATTGACTGAAGGAGGAGGTTTCATTCCCTTGGGTTGTGCACGATTGTCGTATCCGTACATTGATTCGGTAGTAGGAGCGACGGGTCCATACCCACCAGACATACCTGCGCCGCTTCTACCACGTCCGCATTTGCATTTAGCGCATTTTGAACAACACTGCTGCCCTCCAACTTGACGGTCAGCCATGCTCATTTGAACATCGCCACAGCCGGACATATGAAGCGGAAGCGCTCCTCCAACCATATTGTCCTCGTCGAACTCAAAATCATCGTCGTCAGCAAATTGACCGCTTCCAGAGTAGCCCCTTCCCATTTTTGATTTGGAAAGACGAACGATCGCAGCAGAAATTTTGGGTGCATTACGTTTCATTCCGTGTCCCATGCCGGCACGCAACCGTTTTGTCATTTCACCCTTTTTCAATTTTCCGTTTAGATAGTCCATTGCAACTTCTTTTACAAATGGCATCATTTTTTGCCCTTTACCTTGGCCCGTGAAATGCGCAATAAGAGGAGGTGCAAGCGCACCAAGCAGCGCCCCCCAAAAACCACCCGACATGCCCTGCCCTTGCCCGAACACTTGACCCGTCTGGTCGGCGATGTCCAAACCCTTGCGGAGTTTGCTGTTTTCTGGCAGAAATGCTTCCCCTGCTTTGTTTGCGATGGACAGACCCTTTTTGAGTTTATCCATAAATCCCGCTCCGCTACGACCCGCGCCAAGATCTAAATTAGCTCGTTGCCTAACGACTCCAGCAGGTTCTATGGCGCTGATAGGTGCACGTTCTGGAAAACCGACCATGCCACTACCACCGGAATAACGTCCTGCGCCCAAATCCAAATTAGAACGTGCCCGAACTACTGATGCTGGTTGAACATCCGGCCGTGTAATGTCATCGCGAAATACTTCATTTTCTTGTTCAAACCAATGTGACGCCGGATACTCTTTACGGTCTTCTGCTTGCGCCCCATCGTTAGAACCAGCCCCATTTAGGCGGTCAATATGAACAGCGTTGCGCGCTGAACGTTGTCGAACTTTGCCTGCTACTTTGCGATTGTATTCGTCGTCGTACATATTGTTTATATATATATGAATGGAACAAACATTTATATATATTTAATTGATTTTACATTAATCCGTCTTCAACATTGACAATATGAACGATTTCATTTTTATTAACCACTAAATCCGCAGAAACAACAATATTGTTTGGTTTATTTATTACAATTTCTGTCAATCCATTCGTTATATTAGGCCGTTTCATTTTTTCTCCCGTTTCTTTGGGATATTTTTTTTTATAAATCTCTATAACGTCATCGGGTATAATGGGGGCAATTTCTTCCAAATTTTTGATGTCTGTGCGTATCATGTTTAGTGCTTCTTTGGCATCAACACGGACGTCGCGTTCAAGCGCTAGTTCTACCGAGATCTTCCTGCAAATTTGGGCGTATTGTAGGGACACTATGCGGTGCCGTTCGCTGCGCTGAGCGAGTTGAAAGTAGCTGTCAAGGGCTTTGATACACCCTATTACGACGCTAAATATCCCAAGAATGATGTTGATGTCTTCATACTCAATCTTGACACCCGTTGCGAAACCAATTGCTGATGAACCAACGATGACCGGTATGTTGATTGCGTTGCTGTAGCGGTTAAACTTTTCGTGCGAGATTCGGTGAAGTATACTTAAGCTTTCAGCCTTTTCTGCTTCTCCTTTCAAAAGATTTTCTAAATCGTCGTCATACTCCGGTTGCTTCGTCATTTGAATATGTTCTGATATGAATATGTTCAAATTATTAAATATTTTTCCGCGCTGAATTAAACAAGGCGGTCTTGAATGTTGAAAACCTGCGAACCACGTCCACGGCCGCGCATGCCGCTGCCTTCGCTTCCAAACTTGCCGGCAATATCGGCACCCTTCTTTGCAAAGCTTAGACCAGTCTGCAAACCGCTCTTCAGTTTGCCTTCGGGGAGCAGACCAAGAGCAGCATCCGCAACGGGAGCATACTTGCTGATAGTTCTTCCAACTTTGCCTGCTGTGTTAAGAAGAGCTCCAATGTTGAGGCCACCCACCAAACGACGGGCTTCAGCATCTGACACGGGCTTCATTGCGGCAGCAGACAGAACATCATCCTTAGTAAGAATACCGGTGTAAGTTGCGCTCTGACCCTTTTCAGTGACAAACAGACCGCTGTTGACAGTGATGATGACCATATCCATAGCGCCGCTGATTTGGCGGTTATTGGAACCAACATCAACAGTAAACTGCAAGTTAAAGTTTCCAAGAGAACCGGGCGCATAGTAGTCCTCGGTAATGTTGATGTGCTTAGCAAAATCGAGCATGAGGTAAGAGCCGACGGTTGGGACCAATTGCGAAAAAATGTTGCCACCAGCAGCCGGACCACTTCCAGACGGAAGGGCAAGACCGGGTTTACCAATGTTATACACTCCAGAAAATTCTTCCCACGACTGAATGCTGCCCGACTCAACTGAATACCGCCACAACTGGTCTTGAGTAGCAGATGCCAAAATACCACTCTGGTTATTCCAGTTAATTGCTATGCGATTGATAATCAGAGAGCGGTCGCTCATAAAAGCGGTTCTGTCCTGCTGCTGAGGGCGAAAGAACACAATCAGCTTATCTGGAACTTGATTTAACTGCAAACTCTGCGACTGAATGGGCGTATAAGTAATAGCAGTTGGTTTAGTTCCTGCTTGACTGGGAACATAACCGACTGTAGTAGCGGGAACAGCTGCTGAACGCAAATAACGCGGCATTTCCCAGTAGGGCACGACATTTCGTGCTGCCAAAAGATCGCTAGGCTTGGGGGTCAAAAAGTTGAAGATAAGCCTGCTGTTGGTGGGCACAAAATTCGTAATAGTGGGGAGGAATTGGGGCTGAGAAACATCATACAAAGTATTAGGAGCATATGCAGAATTATCCATGCACCTCCAGAGACCTGCTGAAGCTGCGTTCAAGTTAAAAACGAAGTTCAAATTCTGCAAACCATAAAACCCTTGTCCGTTGTAAAAAGGGTGAGCATAAAGGAAGGGAGACATGAGGAGCGGCTCGCGCAAAGTAGCACGCACGTGATAAGTGCAAGTAACACCGGAACCACTGGGAATTGCTTGTTCATTGTCAGATATAGCAATATTGCCGCTGGTAAGCCAAGATACTGCAACGTCCAAAGCACCACGAGGAGCATAGTCGTTCTCCATTGCAACGTTCAAAGCACTTGACAAGACGTTGTTTATTGAGCCAAGAGCGTCAGAATAATTTTGAAAATTGTCTGGTTTCGTAGGAGACATGCCGTTGTAGCGCTGAAGTTCTCTCATGTCATGAAAACGAGCCAAAGCGGGCAAGATGTCTGCGGTGTTCAACGTTACGGAGTTGTTGTTAATTGTGGCCTGCTGAGTGTTGCAAAGACTATGAAGGGGCCAATTGCAAAACGCCTGCTTTAGACCATATTCACAGCAAGGAACTTTGTTTCCAGATGCACTAGCAGATGATTTAAAAGTAACGTCAAAATCAAGGGTAGATTCCCAAATGATACGGCGGTCAATAACCGTGGTCTCGCTAGGCACTTGTACATTGAAGACCATGCTACTAGCGGACTCTGAAATGGCGTTGAAAGTAGCAACCGTTACGTTAGAACCACTGCGATAGACGGCAAAGGGAATAGCGTCGTGGCAATCCAAGCGCTCATCCCGAATAAGAACCTTTTCAAAATCGGAGGAAGACATTGTATAAATAGTTATAACACTATGGTTTTAACTATTTTTTAAACTATATTTTTAATATCTTTAGGTGCCATTAAAATCTCGTTTACGAAATAGGAGTTTGATTTGAGCAAATCCGTTGGGTCCAATGTTGAGGGGCTGGAACACACCGAGTTTGTTTCGCCAACCAATACTGATTTGAATGTTGTTCAAACTAGAGTTTCCATTGAGGTCAACAAGACGATATTCTGCAGCAGGTGAATACGTTATAACCGGTTTATTTTCATAACCACTTTCAAGCGGAATTTCAAAATCAGTCAACACAGTTCCAATGGCGCTGTTATTGCCTGCATTAGTCAGAACGGAACCCGGTTGAACTGGACCCGAAATGCTTTCCGGATTGATAGGCAAAATTGAAGTGATGAACACAAAAGACGCTACTGGACTCCACAATGGAACTGTTGAATATTGCTGGCAAATGTAAGTGTAATCTGTGTCTCCTAATGACCGATTCGTCGTAGTGAATTGAGGCAACCCAATAATTCCCGGCGTTGCTGGAACGCTTACTGTATTGTAGGTAGGAGCGATAATTAACTTCCAATGTGTTCCAAATGCTGGTGATACATTTAACACAGATGACATATTCATCGCAGTAAACGAACTAAACAAATTGTATAAACTTGCGTTCATGTAAATTGACACCGGTGTTGTTGCTCTTACAAACCCTACAATAGTAGGGGCAACAACCGCTGTAAGATCGAGAGTTAATGTGTCCAACACAATTTCTAAAACCTTTACCGGATATGTAGTATCGTAGCCACCATTGAAACCAGTAAGGGTTACAAAATCCCCGCGCAAATATTTTGCTGCCACACCAACACCTAGGGTCACTTGCAACTTGCTACTGCCCGATACTGAAGCTGTAACGGCAGCATCTAAACTCGAACTTGGATACGTTGATGGAAAGGGAGCGTTAGGTAAAGGCGTGCGACAATAAGGTCTATACACCCATAATTGTCCTACTTTAGCATCATCTATCCACGTTATTACTGGCGAGTTGCCTGCTTGCAGTGCTGTAGCAACAGTTGTCAACATAGCTGTCTCCCATGCCTTGCCTAACGCTGCGTTGACAGAGTTAATAAATTCAAGTGGCTGATAAACATAGTAGTATTCAGATGCTGAAACTCCCAGACTCTTTGAAACAAAAGGATTTACACTATCAAAAAAAACATGTTGCCGCACGGGAACACCATTGTTAATTCCGGGATGATGAATAGTGACTGAGTATTCCGTTTCACCAGTATCTGGATTTGAGATTGAGGGAATAAAAATTGGGAGCAACGGAGTAGTGCATGTAAATCTAACCACCGATGCGTAATAAGATCCGGGGTCTTTTAAGTAAGGAGAGTTTCTTGTCTCTCTGTATTCAATTGGAAACTGGTCCGTGCTCTCTGATTTAGGAGGATTGACCAACGACAGCGTGTAATACTGGTGAGTGGGGTCGCCACTGTTATACATTCCATAGAACGACATTGTATATATTAGAATTGTAAGTAATGTTTATATGATTATATATCAACAACATTTTCCTAAAAGACCTAAATACGCATAATACGTATATAATCCACCAATATGGCACCTTTGGATTAAATCTTGATTATACTAGGCACTAATCCAGTATTAATAACGTTATTAATACTGGATTAGTGCCTAGTATAATCAAGATTTAATCCATTTGAGGCATATTGTATATAATCCAGATATAATCACCACAAAAGGGCCATTGCGAGATTGTTGGCGCTATACTTATCGTTGCGCCAATTGCCCTTTATTCCTTGTGCCCGTTTTAAGTATCTTTGCCTGCGGACTTCGTCTGCATGTCGTGTAAAGTCTGGCATCGTGCTTCCAAAGTGAGTAGTCCTTCCGTTATGGGAAACCATATACTTCTTGCCCTTGCGAGAAGAGAATGCAATAGACGCAGTATCGCGCCCTTTATACTTGAGAAACTTACGATAGACTTCATCTGGGTCGCTAATTTCGTAGATATTTGGCACAACCATTCCATTTAATATGTATACTAAGATGTATTTATTTGATTATACAATAAAACGTTGTAGGCTGGCCTTAAAAGTCGCGTGACCCGCTGGATGACCTCGCGCCTGCGATGCGGGGAGGTGGGGGCGGCACTATTTAAGCTCGGAGCGGCATGGACCGCGCAACGAACGGCGAGACGAGATGAACATTGTTGAGTTGGAGTTGAGAGCAGTTGAGGACAAGGGAGTTTGGTATGTGGAAACGCGTTTCAATGGAAAATGTTGGCGTGACAAGGTTGAGAATGCGGATGCGAAGAGACCAAATACCGAAGCCGCTGCTTATGCGTTCCAGCAACAAATGGCTGACTGCATTCGCCAGTCTATTTTGTCCGACTGATGCAATAAATTTTTGATAATACCAAAAAAAGAGTTATAATCAAAAAAACTACGACGGGAAGGAATACCGGCAACTGGTTTCGATCCAGTGACCTCGGAGTTATGAGCCCCGCGCGCTGCCGCTGCGCCATGCCGGTTAATGTTTCCCATGTCGTAAGGAAGAGAATTGTATATACTTACTTCTTGGGCGCCAATCCTACGCACAAAGAGGGCGGCTTACCACCACCTATGGAACCAACAAAACTCAACGGGGGACGCTGAACAGCAATAGAGATGGAAGGTATTTTAAGCTTCATTTGGTTAGTTGTATATACGCGTTGTCTTTAAATCAATCCATACATTGTAATGGTACTTACGGTTCTTGTTTGATTTCTCTAGGTGTAGGGCATGCTATAAAGTCATCATTAATTTGTGCTTGATACACTAAAGTCAACGATACAAACATGTCTTTCAGTTTACCCAAAATTGTTGCGTTGGAATGAGCTCTTCCACCCTTGTTTGCATTCCTTAATATTTTTTCTGAAAGACCCCATTTTTGTTGCCAGTATTCAAAACAATCTTCTTGCACACCAAATGCTAGGCGCAACCGACTATCATTGACCCACTCGTTTTCTGGACGAGTTCTTGGTTGTTCGCTGTATATCTCTGTTAAAAGTTTGTTAATGTTTTGTAGGTAAACATCCATTCGGTTTTTATTCTTTAAAGCAACGCCATCTTCCATTTGTTTTAAAATGGCAAGCGTTAGAAAAATGTTCCAATCAGAACAAGACCCTACATTAAAAAAAGAAGCAGGTCGTCGAGCGGAGGAACCTGCTTCTTCTCTTTGAAACCCTACAACACCAGCTGAATCATGCCATTTTGCACTGCCTATATACTCCCAATTACCTAACCCTTTCGCTATTCCTTTTCCAAGTGCATCAGCAATACCCGCCCAAAGAGACAACCCATGTGGATCGTAATGGTAAACTTTATTGTGTGCCTTGTCAAAAATGTATGACGACATATGACCGGCAGTGCCTTCTTTATTTTTAAGAGCAACTCTGACTATTATTGGAATGTATTTTGTATCTTCGTCGTCGTTCACTAGGCTGTATTGAATTAACGTCACTAAGTCGCGTGCTTGCTTTTTCATATTATTTAAGTCAGCTTTGTTTTGCGTTAGATACATAAAATTAAAGGTTGATTCCAATTCAGCATGGACTGGTTTAAAATTCTTGAATTCGCCTATATTGGGTATGTCAGTCGGCATTAATAACAATTTATGACTTTTCAATCTGTCAACTACATATGTTGTCGGTGGCAAAGCAGAAAGAATGTTGTAAGTCCAAACCATACATTTGTGTTTATCTTCACGCCCTCGGTCCAGTAGTCCTCGTATCCATCGTTCAAAATTGGACCTGCCAGTATATACAACTTCCGGAGCCTCTCTCTTAATTAAAAATTGAAGGTCTTCGCCGGTATATGCAGGCATTCTAGGACTAGGCGGGCGGGGTGAATCAACCGGTTCTTGTTTAATTCTTGGTCTTGGTGATGGTTCTGGACTGTAAGCAGGTGAATTTGGATCATATTGCGGTCTGCGTTGCCTTTGTCTGGCTTGTTTTGCTGCCTCTCGTTGCGCAATCAGCCGTATTTTTTTTGACAATAGTGAATCTTCCCCTTCGCAAAGTTTTGCCTTCCATTGCTCCGCTGTATACGCCCGTCCAGAACCAACCATATCGCTGGCGCTGGAAAACGGGGACATGAACGGCCGCATATGGGGTCTGTCTTCTATCGACGTTGGATACATCATGCCGCCGACGTAGTTGTCCAACGAATGCGCTTGCATCGCTGTGTATCCTACGCCTGCTATTGGAACAGCAGACAACGCGCTCTCTATTGCGCTTTTATTACGATTATTCCTCACTTCCACGTTATACCGACAATAACGTCCCATCATGCGATACAACGGATCGTCTGCTTGATAGATACGTTTGTTGGTTTGAGAGTCGTATGCGGATTTTTGAACAGCGGGGTTGAAAGTGATGGCTTGAATACCCAGCCCATCCCTTATTAACTGGTCGCAAATAGCACCGCCTAAGCTATGCCCCGTAAATAAGTATGTGTATTGAGACTGCGGAAACATTGCTTGAAACTGCTGTAAAAATTGTTTATCTTCTTTATATCGTGGTTGATTCTCCATATCTTGTGCCGCTATTGTGAGGTCTGTGAGAATATCTCTGTTGTCAGCCGTTCCTCTTACCGCTACAAGCATAGCAGGTCCGCGATTGTAAATTATTATTGTAGGCGTGCTGTCCATCACATCCCATCCATCTACATTTTCGTCTGAATTTGCGTATGCATTTTTATTCATTTGGTATAGCACTTTGGTAGACGGCATGTACTGGTTGGGTTGAAAGTTTTGAATGACCTCTTGCGGTGGAATACCGGGTTCATCTTCACGTCCGCTTGGACTAAACAGTTTTGTTTGTTCACGCATGAAATTGTCTCCAATCTGGGTCGTAGGCGCGGTGTTGTTTTGTGTGTTTTCTATGATTTTACTGATGCCGGTTTTTGCAGCTTCAAACACTTGTGCGCCCTTTGTTTTTAGCCAATCGAACAATCCAGCGCCTTCCATGCCGTTTGCTGAGACTACAACTTTGACTGGTTGTCCAAAGGTTGTGCTGCCTTTTGCCGCTATGCGGTTGAGAATAGACGTTGCTGGCTCACCTACATATTTGGCGATATAATTTGCAACGTCTCGTTTAGATCCGGAATACGTCAATCGCGGAGACCCTTCACCTGCTGCGTTTGCTGAAATAACGGCAGTAAATTGACCCGTCGGCGTGTTGCTTACAGAATCCAACCGTTTTCCCCGGATTTTGGTTTCTTTCGCGTATAGTGCTGCTTGTTGTTTTTTAGCTTTTTCTAAAGAAACTGGTTTCTTAGAAACACATTTTGACGAGTCTGGTTGACACACTTTATAACCATCTCGCCCTACTTTCACTATATCATATGGCATTGCGTATATATGTATTAGGCACGTTCCTTTTATTTAAAGTTTCAATAAAACTTAATAAACATTATAGTGTAATAAAATATATCAAAAATGTCTTATTCTGAAATCATTGGACCAAATGGTAAGATTTTAAAAACGTATGTCGACGACTCTGCATTTGCTGTGCCCACTTTGGGTGCTGTGCTTACTGCCGGCAATTCTGCTGAAACAGCTTTCGGGGCAATCAAGCAGTCAATAGTAGACGTTGCAACATTAGACGCAGCGGAAATTGTAGCGCCGTTTGGAACAATTCAAGCGTTGGAGTCTGGACTCATCACTGATTTTGATGCAACGGGATTGGGTATTACTACGTCCATAGGTTCGTTAAGAATCAAGGGGGCAATCAGTAAGGGAAGCATGTTAGTGGGTGATGGAACTAAAACTGAAACACTTGTTGTCCCGTCCGGTCCGGCTCTACCAGACGGTTCCGTTCTAATTCTCGACAGCACGACTGCGTTGGGCATGCGATGGGGTGGCGAATCGGGCGACATTAACAGCATCACTCCCGGCGCTAATATTGACATTACTGGCCCTACCGCAAACCCAATCGTGGCACTTCAATCACCTCTGACGTCTACTCTTGCGCTCGGTAGTGTCAACATGACTGCTGGAACTCCCGCCGCAGCAAACTCAACAACAAACGCCTCGGGAGTCACATATCAAAGCGGCGGCGTAGCAGGTGGCCCTATAACTGCGTCATACCTTAATAGTAGTGCATTTGTTGCAGATTTGGGTGGTGGCGGTGGTGGACAAAGTCTTTCCCTAACTGGTCTCGGTATTACTAACATAAATGCGACCGTCGGCACATCAATTGTTAGAAGTGATATGACACCAGTCAAATTTTCAGTAATCAATGGAAACGCGATTACGTCGGAAACATCTACAACTGAATTAGGTCCAACCAATCTTACGCACACTGCAACAGCCGGAGTCGCAAATCCACTTACGATCTCTTCTAACCGAGACGTCACTATAACTGCGGATGACATCAATTTAAACCCTACGGGGCAAGTGCTTGTCAATGGTGTTCCACTTTCCAGCGGTGGAGTGGCGAGCATAACAGCAGGAGCAAACATTGGCGTCAACAACGCAGTTCCAAGCGCTCCAGAGGTGAGTTTGCTGTCGCCATTGACGTCCACACTAAATATTGGTCAGCAAAATATGACGGGCGCAAGTGGTGCTGATGCTTTAACCATAAACTCCGGAAGTGTTGTGTTAAATGATGCTACAGCTACAATGACCATTACAAAAACTGGAACTGAAAACTTAGCTCTTGACTCAACGGGACCGGTGCTGGTTGGACGTATTGATACTGCTGTTAGTCCCGGCAGTGCGCAGACGTTTATAGCAGTGAATAATAGCGCCGTATCTGGTGGAGGATTAAGGACTACGTTGGATGTTGGAAATGGATGTTTGATAGAGTATGAAAATCTTGGGGGTCCGGCAAGACCGATGAACATCAAAGCACCCAATGCAATGAATCTTACTGGTGGCACCAATTTTGGTTCTACTGCGCCATCAATGACGTTCAAAAGTATTGGTCAATTAAACACAAACAATCCTCAGTTTATTTTTGAAGCAAATACAAATACAAACGGGTCGTATCCACTTACCAGAGTTCTTCGGTCCGGCAAAAATGCAGACGCTCTGGAAACATTACACGCATACGGAGTGTGGGCTCCAGACCAAAATGGGACGACAAGAGAATGGACTCGTATTCAAACTGCCACTGAAAATGTAAGTACGGGCAATCAAGACGGAACTCTCTCTTTGTGGGGCTCCATCAATGGTGTGGTCGCACAAGTCGCAAATTTTAATGGCGCTCAAAATGAAAACAACATGTTCCGACCCTTGGACATGAACGGCAACGCATTACGAACTACCACCGGAAGTTTGTCAATTGATACAAATAGTTCTACTACAGCAGGCGCTGTATTGACGTTGGCGACAAAAGATGCAACTGCCGGTAGTGGGCTGGGTCTTGCGTTGACGGGAAATACCCTTCTCAGCGGTTCAGCAGGTGGGAACAGCGGACAACATCTTTGTTTGTCGATTGGTGGAACTGTATTTAAAATAGCCTTATTGAACGCTTAATAATTGAGTTTAAAAAGTAGTTAAAAATATAGTGTTATAATTGTTTATATAACCATGTCTTACGCTGAAATGTTGACTCCGGCTGGAAGCCTTATCTACCCTTCCACCGCTAATGTTGGTAATCTTACCTTAGTTTTAGGTGCAGGTAATGATGCAGGCAATCAAAGTATGATAGGGCTTGGAGACCTCACTTTTGGAACTGGCGATCAGATTCAAGGAGGACCCGGAATTCCGCTTAAGATTGATAGTGCAGCTGGTCACCCTCTTACTTTGACTGGCGCACAAGGCGCATCTCTTATTGCGACTGGTGGCGCTTTGGCAGTGACTGCTTCTGGGGGTGCTGCGGCTATGAGTGCTTCTGCTGCTGCATCTGTGTCTGGTGCTTCAGTTGCTATTTCTTCTACTGCAGGGGCTGTTGCCTTAAATTCTGTTGGTGGGGCTTGCACTATTGCTGCTCCGGCAGGACAAGCAGCATCTTTGACCGGTGGAACCACTGCTTCCCTCACAGCTGGAACTGGAGCCGCTTCTGTGTCTGGTAATTCAGTTGCTATTTCTTCTACTGCAGGGACTGTTGCCGTAACTTCTGTTGGTGGAGCTGCGTCCGTTACTGGTGCAACTGCTCTTACTCTGTCTGCTACTGCAGGCGTTATGGAACTTGATTTTAATGGCGCAGGAGGCCAACTCAACCTTAGGCCAGTTGCAGGCAATTTTACAAACGTAACATCTCAAGCTGCTGCTAACGGGCCTACATATAGTGGACAAGTCAAACAACTCAAAATCACTATTGATGGAACTGATTTTTGGATTGCTATGAACCCTGCCGCGTTTGCCTAAATAATCTATCATCCTACAAAAATAATTAAACATTACGTCATATTCTTTTGTATATCACATAATGTCTTATTCCGAAATTGTCGGACCGGATGGAAAAATTTTGCCAATTTATATCGACGAAGGTCAAACGGTGCCACCTCTTGGTTTGGGTGAAATTTTATCTGGTCAAGCAAACGGTACTTACGCTATTCTTCCTAATAATGGTGTAGCGGACGGCACTATTTTAATGCTCGACAAAGCAAACCCTCTTTCTTCAACTGGATTGCGCTGGGCAAACGTTCCCGGAGCTGAAGTTTTAGCAAAAGGTCAATTATTGACTGGAACCGACTCATCTAGTTCTTTTAAATTGAATCCCGGTCCATTAAACTATGTGTTGACTTCAAACCCTACCGTAGAACCCGGATTAGCATGGAGAAATGTCAGAAATCTTATTACAACACAATTTCCTTTGGCAAACGACAACAGCGCATTTGGAATCGGAACTGAAGTCATTTCTCTTGCTTTTACACCAGACACAAACGGAGAAATACCCGTAGGTTTATCATCAACTGGCGGTGATTTAGGAGGTTTGCTTCCAAAAGGGTCTAATGGTCAAGTCCTTACCGTAAATAGCATGGCTCCAAGCGGGTTTGGAATAGAATGGCAGACCCCATTTTCAGACGTTGTTGCAGGAACAAACATCACAATTCCAGACCCACAAGTTCCTATTGTTTCACTTAGCGACCCATTAACTGCTCGGTTAAACATTGGTAGTCAAAATATTATCGGCACCACTGGAGAACTAAAATTCACAGATTCCGGAAATACAAATACAGCAACATTAACGGCGACGTCTTTAAACATTGCCGATACTGCGGCAGCAGGTCTTAGTTCTGTAATGAACGAGACCGGTTTTTTTGCAAACAACGGATCAAGTAGCTCAAAATTGCTTAGCGATGGAGTGTCAAAATTGAGTGGTTCATCAGCGTTGACCATTTCTAACACAGTTTCCGGTCAACCGATTACATTGACTACTAACGGCAACACCAGCAATGTCAACGTGTCATGCCCTCTTAAACCCACCACAATAAAAGATTCAACCGACGCCGTTGGAAACAATCAATATTTGACTGCTAATGGAAGCGGTCAGCTCATTTGGGGCGCAGGTGTCGGTGGTATAAGCGCTGCTGCAAATGGAAACATTATAATTGGTGGTTCGTCGTCCAGTCCAACAATAGCAGTTATCTCACCTTTGAACGCAACGCTTTCTCTGGGTTCCCAAGCAGTTACGGGAGGGACCGCTTCAATAACCCTCATCAACGGGGCAAACACGTCAGTGCTTGACGCATCAACGTTGTCTGTGTCAGATTCTGTCACTACAACCACAAAATGCGCTATGTCTAAAACAATAATTTCAGCAGCAAACTCAACAGATGTAGTAACACACGATGCTGGCGGTATTATAAAATCGGTTGGAACTGCAGGTCTAGCCATTTCACATACCGTTTCTGGAGGACCAATTAATTTGTCAACCGCAGGCAACACCAGCAACGTCAACGTAACGTGCCCTCTAAAACCCGCCAAAATAAAAGATAAAAATGACGCTGTGGGAAACGTTCAATACTTAACAGCAGATTCAAACGGATTGTTGCTTTGGGCAGCCGGTGTAGGAGCAGTTACGACGGCAGCAGGGTCCAACATAGCGATAGGTGGAACAGCAGTTGCCCCTACCATATCGCTCTCAACCCCTTTGAATGCAACTTTAGCAATGGGAACTCAAGGGTTGCGAGACACAAATAGTGTTCTTGGAACCAGCGGACAAGTTTTGACGTCTACTGGAACGGGTGTAGCATGGGCAAATGCAGCTGCCTCTGCCGGTGTAAAGTATGCACTAGTTCAAGCAGCATGTGCACCTATTGCTTGCACAAATTCTAACTCTAATTCAAATGATTCGTTTCAAGGGTCATTATCAATCGTTTCTCAAACAACCAACGATGGCATAACGTTTTCAATTGTTGGTAGTGAATTGGTTTATACGGGCATGGGAAGCGTTCAGTTGATTATACAAGGCGCTGGTTTATTAAACACCATTCAAGTGAGCGGTCCAACCAACATTGATTTCATTACAGATTCTCAATGGTTCCCATATTTGTATGCATCACTGACAACAAATTTGTATACTCGAATTGCCGGAATTGGCACTACTTTAACAGTTGGTGGCAGTTCAGTGGGAAATAACTCTGCATTGGATTCAGCACAATATAATTTTAACGTCAGCGGCACCGCTGTACTGGCTAATGGAGGAAGGGATACTTTGGGATTAAATTTTATCACAAATTATATATTTAACGGCAATTTTCAATCTCCGGGATTAGTGGCGTTCAACGTCGCCAATATTCCATTATACATCACAGCAATTCGTTTAACGTAAACTTTACTCGCGATCATCTTCCTCTTGGACGTCAATGCACATACGCATGCTAAAGTCACCCCATGGCCCCTCCTCCTTCCAGTTTGCCAAGAAGTAGGCAGTCCAAATTCTTGGTTCCGGCATGCGCAAAACAATGCTGCTGGAATGCGACAACGAATGACGATACATGTCGTGATGAATGCGAATCTTGCCACAAAACATGGTCGGGTCATACAACAGCATTCGCTGCGGGTCTTTCGGGTAAACCAAAGCGTCGTCGTGAAAGTAAGCTCTTGGGTCCCATAAACTGTTCCACAACTTCTTAGGTAAAAGACGTTGTGGAAATGGACGTTTGCGATACAACGGGACGGAATTGTCGGGTCTTGGACGACGGATAATGGGTTGTGCGTTCTTCAAAATGAGGGACAATTCCAGCAGGAACGGGTCTTCAATACGACATTCACAAAACAGACGTGTAGTGTTGACTTTCGTAACCAATCGAATCAGTTTGGCTGAAAAACCAGCCACAATGCCAGCCCGGATGCAGGTGATGCGTTTCTTGTGGCGGGACAAGGCATATTCGTCTTTCACCATATGGTTGCAGACGTCGCATGTAATAAAGCCCTTCATAGAGGCTACGGCGCCAGTATTGCTTAACTGCAACTGCGGACGTGGAACATGATGCGTCTCTCGTTCCCGCCATTGGACAACCACCTGCGTAACGGTGCGAATCTGTGCGGCTTGCGCCACTGGCATTCCTCCACCATTAGCAGATTTGATGTCGTTGACGCGCTTGAGTAAATCCATCGCTTTGAGATAGTCATTTTCTTGAGCCGGGTCTTCGGGGTCTTTGTCCTCATATTTTTGAATAATGGCGCACAACATTTGAAGGCAGCCTTCTATGTTGCCGGGTAAATCGGCGCCTCTCGGGGCAGGTCTCATCTGTATCGCCATCGCGGTTTGCGTGCCACCACATGAATGATGAGCTTTTATTATGCTGTGTTCATGTGGCACGTGATGTGTGTGTTCATGCTGTCACTCCAACTGACATTGTGCGATGCAACGGCTGAGCATCCCCTAATTCTGTACCGACTTCCTGCGTGTCATTGATGACCTTGAGAACCGCATCGTGCAGCGGAACGCCCGAATCAGTGAGTTCATACAAACGGGCCGCTTCTGTAGCGTTGAAGATGGAGGCAAAGCGGGTGGCGACGTCAATCTCGGTCGCAAGGACATCGCGTGTAGTCTCGTCGTCGTAGATGGCGGTAATCTTGTTGCCGCGCAACCTAAATTGCACGAGACGGTTTGAATCCCTCTTCTTCTCGGCGTCTGGCGAGTCATACCAGACCGTATTCTTGGTCTTGAATCTGTTGAACATGCCGACGATGGTGATGTAGTGGTCAATGGACAGCATCAGCGGCTCTTGCTTGCCTTTGGGCTGGGGCTCGTCTTCTTCTGAAATGTTTTCAGTGCGAGGATGCTTGTTTGAAGAGGGGGGGTTTTCGGCCGATGATCCATTGCCACCACTGAACCCAACCGCCCTACCGCTTTCCGTATTGCCGCTCTGGGGGATTGTGCGCGTTCTTTGGAGGGGGCCATTTGACATGTTGATGTAGCTGCTGCTTTTGCTTGCTTGCGTGCAACAAGAGATGAAGAATGCTTTTATCATGCTCGCGCAACACATCACGTGACCTAGTTGGCTCCCATCGCCTCAAGGATGGGGTCAACCCTAAGTTGGATGCTTGAGATACACATTTTGCTGCGACCAGCTATAGATTTGGGTTGTATTCTTTGCGCATATTCCACCTTCAAACTGGTCAGCAAATGCTCTTCGTTGAACAACTGCTTATCCCTTTTCTCCAAATTGTGGTAATACTCGGAGGCCTTGAGCTTCTTGAGCACCTCTACCATTGGGGTCCAACTTTCTTCCGCCGAATCTTCGTAGACTTCCTTAAAAGTGGTGAGAACCAAAAATGATGACTTCATATACCCCTTAGTCCTTTCCTTTATCTTAGCAGGAATAGGTGTAATGTGGAGACCAGATTGCAAAAAAACTTGCGCGTAGGGGGCCAAAATCCAGAACAAAGCCATAGCAAGGGACTTTGTAGTAGCATCGTCCTTTAACGTGGGGTCGGCCATAAAGATGTTCTCCGCCTCGTTAATACACGCAGGGTCGGTAGTAAAACGGGAAATAAACTCAACGTCAAAGATGCGTTCTTGTTCTGCGACTGTCGGTTCGTCAGCCAATTTGGGACGCTTGTTGCACTCCATCACCATAGTAAGACACATGTCAACGTCTTGCATTTTGCCGTAGAGTTGTCGAGCTCTGAGACCTTTCGCACCTCCAGTCAAAGTTTTGAGCGTGTCGTTTTGAAGTTTGGCATGAGCAGATGGCTCCTTTGTAAGAACGAGTCGCTTCTTGCTCAAGTCGGCAAGTTCGGGAACGGGGGAGTTCGCTGCAATGGTCTGCGTCAATAATTTTGGATCTAATTGACTCAAGGCATACTGACCACCGAGAAGCGTCTGTAAAATCAAGTGCAACATAGACTTTCCGTTGCGTCCGTCGCCGTTGCAAATGAAAAAGTGTTCCACCGGATACGCAGTCAACGACGTCGCATAAACTCGTAGCATAAACTCTCTTACATCAGCCTCGGGAAAAATACGCGTCAATAAAGTCGCCATGCGCGTTTTTCTCTCTTCCATCGCATGGTCGTCGGGTTCAAACGGGACACCGCAACGAAAGGAAATGTAGTCCTCTTTGGCGTAAGGGCGGTGAATGCCTTCGCGCAAATCAAAAACGCCGTCGTTGAAACCAAGCAACTCCTTGTTCTCGTTGAACTTGACGTCCTTCGCGTGAGCGTAGTCTTTGCACATGTTCACAACACTAGCAACGTAGCCGTCCGTAGCCACCTCCTTTTGAACACTGTTGATTTTTTCAAAACACTGAAGCAGTTTGTGTTGTCCAGCAGGAGTCAAATGAAAAGCCTTCGTCATCCAATCGGTGGAATCCCAATGGCGAATTGTGCCGAATACCGGAAGTTCCAACTGAGACAAAAGAGCATCACGGCGTTCGGTCAAATGTTTGTCCACGTGAGCAATGGCTCGGCGTAACGGAATGACAGTTTGTCCTTTGCCGTAGGCGTTCCACGACTGGTCGGTTCTGTCCCAGAAATACCAGACTTCTTCAGTTTCATCATACACAAAATCATGGTCCTTTTGAACAACAAATTTGGCTATGCACCCGTGACTACCGAAACCATAAATGTCCGTTTCAGCCGACACGTTGACGAGTTCTTCATAGAAACGCAAAATGGGAGCTTCATCAATCGTGTGCTGACGTCCAATAAACTCGTCAATATCGTATGTCGGGCTCATTTCCTTCACATCAAACTTGACGGCTATATGAAACCGGTCGAGAATCACTTGATTGAAATAATCAGTCAAATCGCCTAAAGTCCATCCCTTCTCTGCCAAAAAAGTATCGACGGGTTGGCGCAACAACTTGACACCATCGTATTCGTAAGAAAGAACAATTCGGTCTTGAAAAGTAGCGCAGGTGGTCTGCTCCACGATTTGCTGAATCAAATGGCTCATAATCATAGTCTCGTATGACTGGCAAAAGCGGGCAAAGAATTTGCCCAAAAAGTTCTTGTGCTGGCTGTTTTTTTTGCGTTCAGAATGATACACCGAATTCCACAAACGAGGATTCTTACCCTTCAACCAAGTAGCGATACTGCCAATCTCAGCTTGGAGCGCTCGAAGTTCAAAGGGCATATCAGCCATAGTAGCGGGAGTTGTAAAATGCTTGCCATTGGCGGCAAACCAACCTTGACAAGTCCCGCCAAAAAACAACCGGATAGTTAGATCCTTAGCCAAATCCTTTTCGGCTAAACCATAAGTCCGTTGAATCTTAGCAATAACGTCCGCACGATTCTCGCAGTAGTGCCGGATTTGTGCGAATTGCGAGGGGTCTTCCATGTGCTGGACGCAAATTTGATAGACCAAATATGGGTGCGCGTTGACCATATCAAAATCGTACCAGCCACAATAGCCGATAGTAGGACGTGGCATACAAACAGTATTGCGCACCTTGCGCGTCAAACCTGCGATTGAAAGCAATTTGTTCGGATAAACTCGGCCATAGAATCGGTCCGTGCTTACACCCTTCGGGGGAACTAAAACGGGGTTGGAAAACCCCTCTTCATTCACAGTAGAAGCAAACAGCTCAAACAGCAATCGGGGCTTCTTGTGCAGGTCATGCTCGTCGTTGTCGTTGTTCAAGTCCTGCTCGCTTTGTTCGGGGACTCGTTGAGAATGGCGCAGAGCACGTATCACTTCAATAGGGATATACTCGGAAAACTCGCCTCGCATAAGGTAGTCGTCTGTAGCCGTGGACGGCACCTCTAGAATACATTTTTGAACAGCTTCGTCGGCCATCGTTTGTATTAAATCCAAAAATAATCTTCAATACGTTTTTTTACTCAACATACTCTGGACGGAGCACTCACCCCACAAATTTTGGTGGTCATGCGCCGAAAAAAAACACTTGCCTAATTAGGTTAGGGTTCCGAGCAAATAAAAACATCACCGTAGTGTAGGGCTTGGCGGAGCTGTTCGCCGAACGACCAAGTGGCCGCAGTTTCACGAAAAGAGTGGCTGCAATTCGGTAAGAAATAATATCTTCTTTCTTCTTCGGGTTCTTCATCGTCCCAAAACCAATGCTTGGCACATTCATAACAGAAATACGGTCTTACGGTGCTAAAGCGTTCACCTTCCGTCCACTCGCTGCGTTTAAACCTAAACGGATTACCTTTGGTTTCTTTCTTGTCATACGACCTCGACAACAATAGCGAGGGCTGTTCAAGGCATTTGCACACACAGCACACCGGCATTTTGGGAGTTCCAGTAATTTCCAAATCAATTGCAGGTCTGTCCCGATTGAGAGATGCCAATTCAATGTCGCTCAATTCCTCGTAGCGTTTTTTGCAATACGGGAATTTAAAGTAGTCCACTGATTCGCCGTATCCTCTTGCATGGAACGGCTCTGGAATTTCGATCTTTTGATAGGTTTCATTGTCTGGTCCAAAGACGTCGCCGTCGTTGAATTCAACCAAATCGTTAAAGTCCATTTGAGCCCACACGAAGGAGCGGCCGGGGAGCAGGGCTTGTTGTTCGGCAAGACGCTGAACAACGTAGTCGTAGTGAGCTGCATCAAAATCGTAGCACAATTCGTCTTCGCGTTCATTGTTGCACTTCATTTCTTTAGCGGCCACACATTCACGATGAATGTCCATGAATTCACGCTGTTCATCCGTCCAATCAGCATCGTTTTCTAAATCCTCTGGCATCTCTGAATCCGAAAAATCCGTATCGTCGCCGTTTGCTGAATCACCATAAGGGCATCGGTAATTCTTTCTGCTGGTGCCATCTGGATGAAAAATATCCGGTGTTCCAGAAGACAAAAGGCCAAAGGCCCATTTTCCGGTAATGGTGCCTCCGTAGTAGCGTCCCATCGTTGTTGCTTGGCACATGGTAGACCACTTGCTCAAGTAGGCACTGCGCGAAGGGGCGCGTGACCTCTGGATGACCGGGCATGGTTGCGGCGGTGGGAGGGCGGCGCTATTTAAGCGGGGGCGGCAGGCACCGCGCAAGGTGTGCGACAAGATGGCTGACCCCATGTCTCAACTATGTGCTGGTGTGAAGCATGCGATGATTACGAAAGGAACCGAAGAAGACTTGAAAAAAAGGCAGTGCGTTCAGATGGAGGACTTGCCTGCTGAGGTTCAGCGTGCTCTCATTAACCAAGAGGGTCAAATCATCGCCATGAATGTTCAAAGGGAAGGCTTTCTCGCAAGACTCAAAGACAACGAGCGCACGATTCAGCAACTTCAAAACACGCTGGCTCATTTAAACGAGGTTGTTGGCATGTTGACGCGCAACAATTTGAAGAAGGAATGCCTTCGCTGCGAGAAGCAATTGGACGATGCCGCTGTATGGGCGATGTTTGACGCCATCGACACATGGACTCAAAGTTAATACCGAATCAAATCTAATAAACATAAATTTTTATACTAGTGTATAACCATGGATTGGGAACAAAACTACGGACGAGTTGGGTTTGGTGCGGGCTTTGCAGGCGCAGCTAGGCCTTTTGGCGCAGAAAACAAACCGGTACTAAATTTAAGTATTAGTGACCATAACGGGTTGTCGACTGAGGGGCGTATACCTAATTTTTTCAACAATAGTGGTCAAATAGTGCTATGGGAAGAAGATTATAGCAAACCCTTACCTTTAAACCGACAATTTTACGATCCGGCACAAAAGAAGTTCCGAAAACGCAACTACGTCAAAAGGCACAATGACTTAACTGATACAGTCACGGAACGAAAAGAACCTCGTGGCGATTATAAAGCAAGAAAAGAAAGGCGTGAAGCTCGTCTTGATGCAAACCCATTCTTAAACACCGGAATTGGTCCTAATACACAACGTCTTAGTAATAAAAACGTGCAAAGAGACCGGTTTGCTGAATTGAATCGTGAATATTGGGAGTTATATGGGCAGGGTGACGACTAAAATTGACATGTGGCCACAATCGGTCAAAAGTTCGCAAGTTTCAGATTTGGAAACTCTTTTCCAAACCTCGAAATGATGGTTACATGGTTACTTGGTTACTTATTAGGGGTATTGTTAATAAATAATAGGGTATTATAGTAATATTCTAATATATTAACGCGCTCGAAAAAATAGAGGGATGGTTACATGGTTACATATAAAAGTAACCATGTAACCATGTAACCATAGTTTTGGACTTTGGAAAGGAGTTTCCAAATCTGAAACTTGGCGATTTGTGCACCTGCTTCCTCTTTCTTCACATACGCCTAATTCTTTTGCTGAATCTGTCGTTTTGGGCGTTTTGAACTAAAAGTCGGTGTATACCAGAATCTAGCACCTTTCTTGGATGACATGCCTATTTTTTTCACACTCACGTGACCGAGAATCGCGGTGGGGGAGCATGCTTTGAGAGGTCGCCGAGCGGACAAGGTTTCCAACGATGAGCCACCACGACCGGTGTTCTTGCCCTGCCTGCTTCTTCATCAATCACATTTTGCCGTCAACTTTTGCGAGCACGGTAGTGGGTATGTCTCGTCATTTCGAATTTTTGTTTCCAGAATACTATGACAACTCCTTTGCAGTTATGGCTTCTGCAGACATGTATGGAAGAGAATCAAGAGATCATCAGTTTGAGCAAGAGGAGCTCGGTTTCTCCAGCGAGGACACCGACAACGACACCGCCGATGCACTTTCGTATTATATGGACCACGAGGAAAAAGCCACGGACCAGCTCTACCAACTTCTTGAGCGAGCCGAGAATGCGTCTAATGAAACGCCACCCCCAAGTTTGGTTTGCGATGAGAGCCTCTACTTACGAGTCGCTGGTTGGACCAAAAGCGTCAGCAATGAAATCGGCCACATGAAGATTGCGTTCAATTCTTTGCAGTCGCAGTATCAATCCCGAGTGCGGTTGGAGAAAGCCAAGTTGCGACGTCTGGATGACCGCGCTGTTCGTCGCATCAACGAGCTGACTCAAATTGCGGAGCGCACCAAAGCGCTTCAAAAGAAGATAGACGACGCGAATGAGGAAGGGCATCGTGAACGTGTGAAAAAAATCGAGTTGCTCACCGAGCAATTAGATTTGTTAAAAAGAGAGTTGGAGGGCGCCAAAGAGTCTAAAGACGTTGCTGAATTACGGGAGGGCATCCTGCGCAGACAGAATCTGCGCCTTCAGCGTCAAAATGTGCTTCTTAAGCGTCAACTGGTGGAAGCAGGTCAAAGCGTGGAAATGTCTATTAAACAGCGCCCACGTCGTTGCTCTGCGCCGTCCGTTTTGGACTTGACGGCAGATTGAGGGTTCCGTTCTCGTTCCGGAGTATATGTATGCAGTAAACTCAAACAACGAAATGGAATGTATTTGATGGGGTCATTGGTATTCTTATAACCACACGCACGTTCTTCACGCTCAAACATATCATCCTTGAATCCCTTTACCTCTTCTTGATTGACCCGATAGAAATACACCTTGTCCCAAAAGTTAAAAATGATAAAGTCGTTAAACCACAGTTTTTTGGTGTTGATATACGCACCTTCCCGTTGTATCTTCTCGGTAGTGCTGTAGCATTCCCTCGTTTTGACTTCATATCCAATCTCGCATCTTGGATCGGTTGGGTCTTTATCAACGAAGTCGCTGTAATACCATTTATCGGGGTGTTGCCTAAAGGTGTCGTTCAGATTGAAAAAGGCTTTAACAATAGGGAAAAGGAGACCTTCTTGATACTTACCCCACTTCTCGTCGTCCGCCCGAGTGGCGCCGGTTCTTTTGATATATGAAGACATGGTATATTATGGATTATACTCTCTAAATACTTTTTCTACATTAATGATATTTGCACCGCTTACCATAAGAGGAAGGTACGGGGTTTTTGGGCATGTGAGCCTAAACAGTCAAGATGCGCGGCAGGTTCGCGATCTTTGGGCACCTGCGTCTATATTTGAACATCCCCTCATTGATATGCATGGTTTTAGTCGTGGACGTCTATTATAAACGAGGGTGGGTCATCCAGAATCCCGTAAAAGCCTTGATTAAAAATGGGGTATAACGTATTAAACATATCTCGCCATTTCTGGTTATAAAATATGAAGTTCGTTTTACTTGCATGTTTGCTTGCTGGTGTCTTGTCTGTAGACGCCCTACCAGCCAAGATAGTTCCCGCAACAACGCCGGTGTCGCAGAAGAAGGTGGAAGTATATGTCGACCAATTGCGCAGAGATTTAGTAGCACAAGAGAAGGACTTGGGGGTTTACTTATTCAAGGCACACAACACCAAAACGAAGAAAGAGCAGAGACTCAAAAGTTTAGAACCGATTTTGAGTCATCTTTCAGAACAATTGAGGAACACCACCAAATTTTATAACGTCTATAACAAATACGTAGACGACGAGAAAAGGGTTCTAAAACCCTTTACAATTGAATACGATAGGGCCTTGTCTCTCTACAATACCACTAATGCACGTCTCGTGGAGGAAAGGACGTTTTTAGACACACTTGCCCAATATATACGGGGTGTCCAGAGTTTTAGACTTAGTTGTCAAAAGCCCTAAATCCAAACAAGCTGTTCGGGATTTGGGTTTTAGGCGCTCCCGCCGAAACAAGTTTTATGCCATCTTCTGGACGGTTTTTAGGCGCATGTGTGAGATGTAGTCCCATGCAGGAAAGATTTAGACACATATGACGAATCCATTTTTTGGGCGTTTTTTTTATTTAATGTTAGACGCATACGCCCGAAAATTTGCTCATATATTTTACGCAATAATCAGTTAAAATTATTGTAATGTATATGTAATAATGAACGACACTGAAACAGAAAATCTCAAGCTTGAAGTGTATGACCCCTTGGACGATCCGCAGTTTAGGTGCGACGTCTGCAACCTAACATTTTATAAGCGATACATGTCCCTAAACGGCAACAAAAAGGCGTTAGAACGGCATTTAACTACCAAAACGCACAAGAAGAACGTTGAACGCGCAGCGCAAGGGTTGCCGCCCGAACGTGCGTGTAATTTTACTAACATGCACAACAAAATGCAAGAACTTGTTGACAAGATGACGATGCGGATTGCGGAACTGGAAACCCTTGTCAAAAGCGTTGCAGACAACCCAAGCACCTGCGACGACGAAGAGACTGCCAGTATAGAGAGTTCAACATATGAACCACAATTCCAGACAGAACCGAGATTACCGTTGGAGCCAGTAGAACAACAATGTCCTCAAACCAGAAGGGACCTTCTCCTTCCACAAGAACGCAACGTTCTTTTCGCGTATGACGGAGAGTCACTAGCCAATATGCGAGCCGTGCATGCAATATTAACACGGCTACTATCGAGGCTCCCAGAAGTGGCGTGTGGGGAAAGGTATGAACGGAATTTTCATTTTGTAAGCCGGACATTAAACGCAGTTTCCCTTCAGTTTGAACGAATGCGTGAGGGGTACGGCTTTGACGAGGATGAAACAGACCAAATTGCTGGCCGGCTCATGCAGATAGGTCAGCATCAATTCTAATCACGTGATGTGCGTGCGCAGCACTACATAAGCAAAAAGTTATGTAGTGGTGCAGTCATCGGTCAAACGAACATGGAAGGCTTTGGTCTACCGCTGCTAGATGATGATAGGTTGCTGGAACTCGGTATGATGGTGCTACACGAGATTCTGTCAAGACAGCTGCACGCCAGCAAAAAAGGTGTGGCGAAAAAGAAGGCACCGGCGAAACAGAAAAAGGCTGTCGCAATTTCAGACGAGGAAGTTTCGCTCACAATTGACGACCTGCCCGATTCATACGACTCTCCCGCTCCAACCCACGCTCACGATCTGGTTGCTCCACCTGCGCCGAGAAAGAAAAAGGCTCCAGCAAAAGCCAAAGGAGGTGACGCTGGAGCGGCAGTTGTGGAAGAGTGCGACTAATCGGTCTTGATGTAGTCCTTTTGCGTGTTGACGCTGTGTGCCATGGCTTCTGCGTCTTTTTTTTGTTCTGTTAGAATGTCTCCGTATTTTCCGGACAAGTAAATATGACGCAACATTGACGACCCTACTCTCCCGCCAAATATTCTGTTGAGTATTCTGGTTACGCCGTTTTGATTGAACACCTTTCCGTTCGCTTGGACTAAAAATGGAACTAGTACCGAGGCGGGAACAGTTTTAGTCGTCTTGCCCCGTTTCACCGACCTTGGCTCCAATTGAGACAAGACGCCTCTGGCGTTCAAATAACGAATGATGATGTCAAACAATGGGTCCGGAATTGGAAATCGCTGTTCGCCGTATGTGGACGCCGTCTTGTAATTTTTGAACACAAACTCCTTCTTGGACAATACAAGAAGATTTGTATCGCCGGTGCCGGCAGGAACATTCTCTTCGTTTTGAACAACAATCATGTCAATGTAGTCCTTGTTCCTGCGTGGTTTCATGTAGACGTATAGACCCAATACCAGCGCATCAATGAGCTTGTTCATGGACGAAACAGATTTACCATCATCTGTTGCATTCTTAACTAAAGCCGACATTTTACCTTCTACTTCATCCCACGACAGCCAGTTTTCCTTTTGTGCGTCCGTTTTGGAGTTTAGGGCCGTCTCCTCGTCTGCCTTGCGCTTGATGGTCTTGAGAATCTCGTAATACTTGTTTGTCGTTTTTGTGACTGTTTTAGGCAGACCTTTAACGCTGTTGAGAACCGACACGATGCTAATCAACACCGACCGCTGCGTATTGGGTTTATACTTCGATATTTGTCCCATGACGTTCTCCATTTTAGAGAGGAACGAGAAGTTTGCAAGCGGTTTGTCGCCGTTTAGTTTTTGGAGTGCCCGCACGTAAAGAGCTATGCTGCTGTCTGCGAGACCCTTTTCTTTGAGATCGGAGATGACCTTGTCTTGAAAACTCATACTAGATTATCTTTTATTTAGTCTAAAAAATAATCTTTACGCTGTTTTTGAGCAATATAAAATTTCGGGAGGGGGCGTCGCCTCGTTGATACGTTCCAACAGCGTGGGGTGCAATGTTTTGTTCATCATCATACATTGGACGTAAATTTTTTTATTCGTTTTGAACTCGTCAAACAATTCAATTGGGATGTGGATGCCGTATTGCTTCTTCCAGTTCAGTATCGTTCGTCGTTTGGCGCAACGCTTTGCCGCTTCTTCTTCCGTGTAGATTCTGGGACGTGCCATGTTAGTAATAATTATAGAGAACTTTTTAAGCCATTTACTATATTAATCACTATCAGATATAACAAAAATGCGAAAGGGTTTAGGGTCTTCCACATCAACAAACTCACATGCGTTGACGTTGAAGGTGCGAAGGGAACCATCGTAGCCGTACGGGTCGCCGTCTTCCTTGTAAACCGCTTTGCGCAAAATGAAGCAGACTTGACTCATGTTGTCTCTGATGCTTTTCATGTCTTGTTTGAATTGTGGGTCTTGAACTGTGCCCATAATTTCTTCGGCAGTTCCACCGATACAATCAAGCGAGTCCTCAATACGGGCCAGACGCTGACCAACGATGGTTTGCATCATGCCTTCTTGCCGTTTCATCATGCGGTCAATCGAGAGCAGAACACGTAGCATGTTGTGCTGCGTCTGTAGGTCGCCATGCTTACACACATCTTCGGGTAAAATGCCGTGGTCAAGTGGCTGTGGTTCAACAAACTGAAGGGCGGGTTCATCCACAAGAGGTGGTGCAGACGCCGCAGGCACAACAATCGGCACCATTTTGGGTGCTTCAGCGAGCCACGGCTTCGGTTTGGGTTCGTCAATGTATTCCTTGCGAGTCCACATCGCGCCGCATCCACGGCAGTAGGTGCCCATACTGAAATGAGCCATAGTTGGGTGTTCCATAGCCGCTTTCGGTTGTCTGGTAGGGTGTCCGCAGCAGGCGTTGGGGCAATACTTGTATTTGACGTCGGGGCCGTTGAGAAGAACGAGTTCGTGAATAGTGTCGCGGTTATAGGGGATTCCACCGCTACAGATATTGCATTGGAGGCATGCTGGATTGCCGTGTTGGTATACAAAAACGGGACCGATACAACCTTGAACTGGACATATCCATTCGCCGGGGGCTTGTGATGGAACGGGAATGGGGGAATGACCAAAGTTGTCTCCATAAAACCCTTGATTCGGTGGAGGTGGTGGGGGTGGCCAAACAAGATAAAAACGAGACATGATGATTTCTATGCTCCCGGTAGTCTCGGAAGGAAGCCAATGTTAAAAAAGTTTTAGGCACCCCCGCCGAAAACGAGGTCACGTGATGTCTGCGCGGACGTCTACATAAGCAACACCTGCGATTTGATTGAGGAATGAACTGCAATGCCTCAACAACGGCTGCGTGGCAGCTATACGCAAGAGTATCATTGGAAAGTCCCCAAGGGTATTGATTTGAACGACGAAGAAACCTACGAGTATTTCAACCGCTGGGATGTTCTGTTTATCAAAAACAAGAAAACCGGCGTTGAAATACAGATTGAAAGTTTTATTTCGGGAGGAGACGGCAAGAGGGCAGAGCAGTTTGATGTTGAAGACGGCTACGACAGCGACAGCGATGACGCTCAAGAAAAAGCCGAGCAGTAGGTCACGTGATCGGCGCGCGCGTGCCTACATAAGCGTCAAGCTTCACTGTTTGTTTGCGTAAATGGACTTGGCCTTAGCGCTCTGCGAGTGCTGTTGCTTTACTGCCACAATCACTACCGATTTTCAGCCCGAAACTAGGTCTCAGAGTTTGCTGTCAGACGATTCCTCACTCCCCTATGTTAGTCCCCATTCCCAAAATGGAACAAATTGAGGTGTTGAACAACATAACGGCAATTACGCTTATGTTTCTCTGTCTCCTATACTTTTTAGGGTTTGTCGTGTTTGCGTGCTTACACAGTCATCACGTGGGAGTTCGTCAAAAGCAGCAGTAAACTTTCAAGTCACGAGACGCATTGTTCGTTCCCTATTTATGCAAAACGAGAGCAAGTGTGTAAGCATTTCCAACATGTCCATTGACGTTGTTCTTTTGACGTTTGTGACGGTGCCGGCACTCTTTTTTTTTTTTGCTTGTTTGTCCGCATGTTGCAGGCTAGGATGGATATGTTGCAGCTCATGCTGGATGATTATTTTTATGAGAAACCGAACCTCCGTTAAACCAGAACCAGAACCACCAGAACTCAAACAAGGGACGGTGATGGTATTTGCGAGCGGACAAGTAAAAGAAGTGTAGCATTTACTCTCTAGTATGCAACAGCTGATAGTCTTGCGTTTTGTGTCCATGTTCGGAGATGTGCTCGTAGGTCTGGTCCTGCGACTGCCAAAGCGCCACCACTTTCTGGGTCAGTCCAGAAGTGAACCTACACGTCATCGTTGGGGTGGCGTTGAGGTCGACTGCGAAACCTCGGTCTTGCAAAAGATCGGGATGATACAGCAGGTCTCCAACTTCCATTCCATCGTTTACCAAGGATTTTGGAATTGGAAATTTGAAATTCAAAATGTAGGCGCATTCAAACCAAAGGTCTTTGGAATAGCCCAGCGGGCTGCTGTCGCTGTCGCTGCCGCTCATTCTCGTTGTGCCTCGTTGCTGCCCATCGTTCAAAAATGCTCACCACCCCCACGAGACAAAGTGGCGCATGACCATTTACTAATAGTGAAGCTCATCACCGCTGTCATCACTCATATCCATAGGAGCGGGAACATACTCCTCTTCGCTGTCGCTGACCTCAATTGGATTCACCGGACTGCCTTCGTCTTCTTCGATGATGGTCTTGGGAGTAATCCAAAAGGGACCCCACTCCGGCTTGTATTTCTTGTAGTCCTTCCACTCCTGCGGATACAGAGACAAATCAGTAATGCGAACCATAATGTTGCGTTCGTGGAGAGTGCCGTTAGGAAGCTGGACGAAATCGGTCTTGTGCTCGTAGCCAAAGCGGTCGGGTCCCCAGACGAAAGGAACGAGAATATGTCCAACCTTCGCGTGAAAGTCGGCGTCGGCCTCAAGCTTCATACGGAGCCAAGGGCAAGGCGGGAAAGTAATGGTTTGACCGGGCAAAAGAGCCATTTTGAAAGTATATTTACTGGGACTTGTCCCTAAGACATTTGAACGGGAAGGTGGGCAGAGCTGAGGTGAACTCGCACCGGTCTGCTCAGCTTTGTCGCAACCGACACCAGATTCAACACGCGAATCTGGTCGTATCTTCCCGCCAGATAGTGCGCGTTGTTGATGGCGTTCATCGGGTGGTTCGGGTGAAGCATCTGGGCGACAGCCAGAATGTAGGCAAGCATGCTGCGCTCGCGCTTGCTGACGCGTGGGGGGCGGGCCACGCCGCCACGCTTGCGCTGGCCATACCACTTGGAGTAAGTCGGGCTGCTGCGCTTGGGTCTGCGCTGCTGCTCCTCTTCGTCGTCGCTGATGATGATTGGGTCGTCGTGGTCGGCCATAGTGTTGATTGCTGACTCAAGTGGAAACCGACCCACACGCTTTCACCCGCCGAGCCCCCGCCGAGCCCCCGCCGAGCCACCGCGCCCCCACCCCCCCCCGACCACCCCCCGCCGCCGCTCATCCAGCCGGAGGGTCATCCAGAAGTAGTTTACTCCACCCATACTGAGCGCACGCATTTTACAATACTGGAATTCTGTAGGCTGCAACCATACCCTACCCCCATAGTAGTTTACTCTTGGATGACCCTTCGGCTGCTGGTGCGCGGGCGGGGGTGGGTGCTGGCGACCATGCGCCGCGCACGAAAAAAGCTGGCGCCAGCAACTTCATAGTCATTCTCCTCTCCAAGAATGTCTGACAACGGAACCCTTTCTCCCTTCACCTCCGCCCTGCTGGTTCAAGAGCGCCGTTGGGTAATTCCAACACCGGTTCAAACTTACGAGGTTGGCCCTGCGTTCGTTAATTGTCGTGAGTCTCCCAGCACGAAGAACACCCGCAATCACTTTGTTTCAGCCATGTTTCCTTGGATGAACCCTAAAGACCGCGTGCTCTTTTTTGGTTTGAATAACTAATGAATAAACCCTTTACCAGAACTTGATGCTGCCCCTTTTCCCGCCGCTCGCAAGCCAGAAGATGACGACGACAGCGAGGGGGAGTTAGACCTACAAGGAACCAGTTCGGGTTTGACGACACTAGAACGCAATATGCTTTCCTACATTATGTCCCTTACTGCGATGGTTTATCCTACATATGGACTTCTCGCTGACAACTACAAACACTTCCACGAGGGAAGGTTCGCAGACATCCTCATTCCTTCTTTGGCTGCTGTTCATAACGCTATGTCTGGCTACAAGAGGAATTATAAGAAGAGAATAATTGAAAAATAAACTTTGACGAAAAATAATC